ATGGAACTGTTGTTGCAGTTCTCTGTCCATATGTAAAGATAAGAGACTTATCTTCATCATACTGTCCATCCATAATTACCGATGTTCCCCAGTGTGAAATAGTTGCTGCAAATGTTGGAAAAGCTAACTCAACACATGCAGGTGACTGTGCATCATAGGTAAACTGTAGAGGAACATCTGATCCCATTGGAATTGCTGAGAAAGCAGAGTTAGCTGCAGCTACTGGCTGGCTAAATGTAATTGCTCCTGTGTCGTAGTTAATTGCTGATACAAATGTCTCGTCTGGATATTCTGAACCAACAACTCTCATACCAACCTGAATTTTTGCGGTATCAGCACCAAGTGTGATATTTCCTCTATTTTGTCCGCTTCCAATAGTAATTGCTACGTTTTGTGCACCAAGCTTTGCACGAGTTAAACCAGTAAATGATGTTGCTGTTTTACCAGAATAATTTACATACTCAACCTGTGTTGTATTTCTAACAACCAAGGTTCCAGAGCTAGGGAATCTTGATGTATCTTTTACTGGCAAAGATGTGCCAGTAGTCAATACTGTATCTGTTAGGCTTGTAAAAGGAGGGTTTGTAGTTGAAGAATATCTACCTGGAAGGTTACCAGAGCGCATATACGCTTCAGTGTTAACGTTATTGTTTTGCATTCTGTGCAAATAAATAATGTTACCCTTTGGACCTCTTACACCCCAACGGATAAATCCTGCTCCATACCATGTATAGTCGATATAGAACATCTGCATCTTAGAAAGGTCCATTGTATATTGTGAAGGTCCTGTTCCATCTGCCTTGTCCATGTTAAATTGATCTTGAGGAATTCTTGTATCAATTGTCTTTGAGTAAATACATAGTGAAGCTGTTGCTCCTCTATATGCAGGAGAGATATTCATTTCAATATCATTTGTAATCGAAGTAATTCTGTAAGATTGTCCTCTAATTACAATTGTATCTCCTGGAATTAACTGCTTACTAAAATATGTTGGTTGTTCGCTAAGTGATTGAACAACAACGTCTGAACCATTAGTTACGTTAATTCTTCCAGAAAGTTGAGTTGTTGAGCTTCTACGAACTGCATAAAGCTTTGTTCCGTCATACTCAAAAAATACTCCGTTTTGCTCATCAAACATACCAAGTCTATTTTGACATCCGTACCATGCTTCAATAGAAGCAAATACGTTACCAGTTGCAATATTGCTTGATGGTGTAGATAGAGCTGTATATGAGAATCTATTGTATCCTAGAATATCGTTTACAGTAAATGTTCCATTGTATGCTGATTGATCAGCACCACCAATTTTTACTATAGTTCCTGGCTGGATACAGTGCTTTTCTTTTGTAACAACAGTTACAGTTGTTCCAGATGAAGTAATTGAGTCAATACCTGCGTATGGCTTTAGAATTGTTCCTGAAGACATTTGAATGCCCTTACCAGATTGATATCTAAAATAACGTCTTGTTTGACGATATGCTTCTCCGTAGTTAGAACCAGCTTGAGTACCAAAAATTACTCCGCCGTCTGCTGGTCTATGCAAGAAAACACCTTGAGGTCTAACATAAATTTCTGTTGGTCCTCCTAGTGTTCCTGTTGGAATGTTATTTGCGTAATACACAAACTGTGTTGGGCTAAGAACTGTTGCAACAACAAAGTTACCGTTTGGTGGATTTGTTGTAGATGTTGATCCCTTAACAACAATTTCGTTTCCAATTGCTAGTCCGTGGTCTACTGTAGTAGTAACGTTAATTCTATTAGTAGAATAGCTTAATGTTGGAATAAATCCAATTCTTGCGCCACTAAATACTGTAGCTCTATAAATTGCTGTTTTATTTGTGTCTAGAATATTTGTTAGGTTAGACTGGGTATTTTTTGAAGAGGCTGTATAAGTAAATGTATTTGTTCCTCCACCAGACTCTATAACAAAGTTACCGTTTGCTGCTGGAGCAAATGTATCTTGTACAGAAATAGGGTCTCCGTTATTTGGACCAACTCCTGAAGTTAATGCTACGGTTACAACGTTTGTTCCCAAGCCGTAAGTAATTGATCCAATATTTGCAATTGGAGTTGGAGATGCGTAAGCAAAAGGCTTGTTGTTGTAGAGAGCTAAGTTTTCCCACTTTGAAATCTGTGTTCCATATTCAAAGTCTGTATCGATAAGGGCTTGTGGCTGAGTTACTCTAAGCTTATTTGTTGGATCCAACATTGTTTCTGATGGAGTAAATGATTCATCCACCTCATCCAATGTGATTGAAATTTTATCTGTAGACAACATCGCTGCTGTATTATATGCAAAAACGATGGTCGTGGTCTCGACACCATTTGCCTCTAATGAAACATAAGATGTTGCATTAAGTGAAGGGTCAGAGAAGTTATAAATTACCTGATTTTGGGTAACGTTTGTAATTAAAAGCAGTCTCTCTCGTGGGATTGCCTTTGGAATCACCAAGGTCTTAGTCGATGGTGTAAATGTATAATGTGTTTCTACTAAAATTTTTCTTGCCATGTGCTTACGCTCCTAATAATATATCTATTGGTCTAAACGGATACTTTGATTTGGTTATAGAGTTGGTGGCAGGTCCACCCATTACTCTACCGTCAAATGTAGATCCTCTTGGTACAGGTTCTCCAAAGTTCAGATAACCCTGAGAGTCTACAAAAAAACCTTCTTGAGGTATCGGAGATAACCAATGATTATCTTGATTTCCTAGTATTTGAATTATACCATTAATGCTTATTAAAAGCCTAAGAGGGTTGGTTATGTTTACTACAGTATTATTGAATTTTGGCTGGAACCTTTGTTCTGCGCCGTTAAATTGGCTAGTCAAATTATCTAAAGGTATAATATCTTGAGCTCCCGCATCGACATATGCCTTATTAACGGCATCTGTTGGATTTACTGGAGTTGGAACTGTTACCGTTCCAGTAAATGTTGGAGAAGCTTTTGGAGCCTTTAGATTCAGGTCACTAACCAGACCTGAAATTTTAGATTGATCAATTGCGGCTGATGCGCTAATTTTATCATTTGTAATTGCATTTGCTGCAATCATTGCTTCTGTAATAGTTGAATTTGGAAGAATTACTGTACCAGTAAATGTAGGTGAGGCAAGTGGTGCCTTTAATCCTAGGGCTGTTGTTACTGTTCCAGCAAAATTTGCATCATCATTAATTGCTGCTGCCAACTCATTTAATGTATCTAAGGCTGCTGGAGCACCATTAAGCAAATCATTTATTTCAAAATGTACGTATTCTGTCGTAGCAATTTGTGTAGTTGTAGTTCCTGGTGCTGCCGTTGGAGCAGTAGGAATTCCAGTAAGAGCTGGAGAAGATAAAGAAGCCTTTAAATTAATTTGTCCCTGAACAGAGCTAGTAATTGATGATAAATGTGTCAGATCTATTATTGAAGAATTTGATAAAGATATTGATGTTGGAAGAGTTACGCTACCAGTAAAGACTGGATCTTCTGATGGAGCCTTTAATGATAAATCTGAAACTAAATTAGTTATCTTAGACTGATCAATTCCTCCAAATATTTTTTCATTTGTTACTGCGTCATTAATAATTTTTGCAGTTCCTACAGAATTATCTGTTGGAACTCTTGTATCAGAAAGCCTTACATCATTTGTGTATACAAGGTTGGCTGTGTTAGATATTCCGTGAACCGATGTTGTAGCAGTATTGTGTGTTGATACTGCTGAAGTTGTAAAGGAGTTTGCAGCGCCTTCTGTTATTCCAGCCTGTGTTGATATAGCAGAGGCAACATAAGATTGTGTTGTTAAAAGAGCAGTATCAGCAATTCCATGAACATCAGTTGTATCAGAGTTGTGAGTAGATATTGCTGAAGAAACAGACGAGTTAGTTGCTAGTACGCTAGTATCTGCTATTCCATGAACTGAAGTTGTATCATTTTGATGTGCAGTTATATCTGAAGCTATTCTGCTATTTCTAGCAATTACTTCTTGAGCTATACCATAATCTGTATACTGTTTTAATGAAGCATCTAGTGTAGATAAATCTGTTGCAATTGATAGATCTAATTCTTGAATTTCAGCATCAGTGTAAGCTTTATCTGTAACGCTAGCCTGTGCAACTTGTGTATCAACATAAGATGTTGTTGCTAAAAGAGCAGTGTTTGCAATTCCGTGAATATTTGTTGTGTCTGATTCGTGAGATGCAAGGGCTGTGGCTGCTGCAGTTTCGGCAGCAGAGACATCTGACTGATATGCAAGTTGTGATGTATCTGTAATTCCATGTATATTTGTTGTGTCTGCTTCATGAATTGCTAAATTTAAAGCGGCTGAGCTTGATGCTGTAGCTATATCAGCGCTTAATGTTGTACCTTGTGCAGTTAATTGTGTTTGAGTAACTAACTGTGCTGTATCTGCAATACCGTGAACTGCTGTAGTATCATTGTGATGAGCTGAAACTGCTGTTGCAATTGCTGTTGCAGTTGATGTTTCAGATATTGTTATTGCAGCTGTTAATTCAGATTCAGTTACTAAATCGGCAGTGTTTAATATTCCGTGAACGCCTGTAGTATCATTATTATGACTACTAATTTCTACTGCAAGATTCTGGGCTACATAGTTTTGTGATGCAATAGGATTATATGCATTTCCATTTTCAAATACTTTCCATTGGTCTACTGTTTCATCCCAAACTATTCCTGCATCTGTAGAAGTTCCTCTTTCAACAATAATTCCATAGTTTGTTCCTGGTTGAGGAGCGGTGGCTGGATCATGATCTGAATTTAATATTACACTCTTTTGAGCTAAAACATTTCCGTCATTATCTAATTTTACTGCACCACCAGGAGCATCTAATTGATTTAGTGGAATATAATCACCTAAGTTATTTTGTAGTCCATCTGGAGTAACTGTAACATATTCAAGCTGTGCCCAAGTAGAGGTTCCGTTACCAATCTTTATTTGAAGTGTATCTGTTTCAAATCCAATTTCACCATTTCGTAAAACTTCTGAAGCTAAAAATGATGAAGATTGTTTTTGAGTAATTTTACCAATATTGTCTGTGTTAATGTTAAAAAGAGAATTTGATGTAAGTATTGAAGATCCATTAATCATATAAGATCTTCCAGAATTTAAGTCTATGTTTTCTGTAGAGGTCCAAGCGTCTGTTGCATTAGTCCAAGAAAAATTGTGATCGGTATCTCCTTTAAGAGTAATTCCTCCACCGTCAGAAGATGCATCTGTTGGGCTAGAAATATCTGAAAGAATTATGTTTTTATCGTCAACAGAAACTGTTGTTGAGTTAATTGTAGTCGTAGTTCCATTTACGGTTAAATCTCCTGTAACAGTTAAATTGTTTCCAACAGATAAGTTATTTGTAATTGTTACGTCATCTGGCAAACCAATTGTAATTGCTGCTGTTTCTCCACCTGAACCAGCTACTGTAATCTCATTTGCTGTTCCAGCCACTGTTGCAATATATGCTCCAGTTGTGTCGTCTCCAAGGACTACGGAGTTTGGCTGGATTGTTGTTGAAATATTGATACTTGCTAGGTTTGTTACTGTAGCTGTACCAACTACGTCTCCAGAAAGCTGTACATCAAAATCGGAAACATCAAAGTTTAGCTTTGCTGTTGCATCATCATATGAGACTGCAATTCCATTTTCAGTATTTGTTGGTGTAACCATGTCTCCAACAATGTCTTGTACACGTTCAGCATTTAATGTAACATTTCCTTGTGCAACAGTAAAGTCTGTTTGATTAAAAGATGCCACACCTTTATTCGTAGAAGTTGCATCTTCTGCAGAAACGTTAATTGTGTTGTTTGTAACCAACACGTCAATTCCTTCTCCGCCTTCAACTGTTAAAGAGTCTGTTAGTAAATTAACTGTGTCTGAACCAGTGTCTCCAGCTATTGAAAGATTTGTTGCTACATCTGTTTCTCCTGCTGCAGTTAAACGGCCTTGAGCATCTACAGTAAATGTTGGAATTTTTGTAGTTGATCCGTATGATCCTGATGCTACTGCTGTGTTATCTAAATCTATTGTTATTGTATTTGCATTGTCATCATAAGTTTTAGTTAAAGCAACTCCCGCATTAAGGGAAGTATTTACTGCATCTTGTGAAAGCTCTGTAATATCTGCTAGGTTAGCTTTAAGGGCTAAAGCTTCTACTGTAGCTGTAGACAATGGCTTATTAATATCTGAAGTATTATCAACGTTTGCAAGGCCTACGTCAGATTTTGTAATTCCTGTAGGAGTGTTTATTGCTGGAGATGTTAAAGTTTTATTTGTAAGTGTGTCTACTGTGTCTCTTCCAACAAGAGTAGTTGTTGCATCTGGAAGACTTACTGTTCTATCTGCTGTTGGGTCTACAGTTGTTAAAACTGTCTCAAACTCATTATTGGTTGCACCTTCAAAAGTAATGAAGTGTGGTTGTGGAAGATATATACCATGAATACGTGGGGTTCCGCCAACTTCGGTAATTTCTCCTCCATTAATTGTTGGAGTTGTAAGAGTCTTATTTGTAAGAGTCTGTGTTCCAGTTGTTGTTACAAGGAGGCTGGTGTCTGCTATTCCATGGACGTTAGTTGTGTCAGCTTCATGGCTAGCTAGATTTGTTGCAACATTATTAAAAAATGCTGGATCATCATTTATGGCTGCTGCAAGCTCATTTAATGTATCTAAAACTCCAGGAGCTCCGTCAATTAAATTATCTACAGCGGTTTTAACAAACTGTGTGGTTGCAATTTGAGTTGTATTGGTTCCAGGTGTAGCCGTAGGAGCTGTTGGAACTCCAGTAATATTTGGGCTAACAATTGTTTTATTTGTAAGAGTTTGAATCCCATCATCAGTAATTAATTTTGATGTATCTGTAATTCCGTGAATATTAGTTGTGTCTGCTTCGTGTGCAGCAAGAGCTGATGCTGCGTTTGACGCTACAAGACTGTCTGCTGTGGCTTGAGCTGTAGATACAGGCTTATTAATGTCTGATGTGTTGTCTACATTTGCAAGGCCTACGTCGGACTTAACTATTCCAGTTGGTGTATTAATAACTGGGCTTGTTAAAGTCTTATTTGTTAATGTTTGTGTTCCAGTAGTTGTTATTAAAATACTTGTATCTGGAATGCCGTGAATATTTGTGGTGTCTGCTTCGTGAGAAGCTAAATTTGCTGCAACTGATGCAAAGAAGTTAGGGTCATCTCCAATAGCGGCAGCTAATTCATTAAGAGTGTTAAGTAACTCTGGGGCAGTGTCTAAAACTGCAGCCAATGAGTCATCTACATATTGTTTATTTGCAATTACTGAAGTATCAACAGATACTGTAATGGTGTTTGCTGCATCATTGTATACTTTTGTAATTCCGTTACCAGCAGTAAGTGCTTGATTTACAGCATCTTGAGAAAGTTCTGTAAGTTCGGAAGGTAATACGTTAACATATGGTCTGCTTGACCAAGTGGATGAACCGTCACCAATTTTAAAGCGTAGTGAGTCTGTTTCAATTCCAACTTCTCCAGCTCTTAGTATTGGGTTTACTGAACCCCAATTTGCTGCAGTGTCTCTACGTAATTGAATTCTAATTGCCACTTGCATTACCTCCATCTAAAAAATCATTTATAAATGTTGCACTTGAACTTGAGCTATCTGCAAAAACTCTGTCATCATCTACATAGTCTGCATAAGAAACTTCAGAAACTTGATTATCTGAGCCGTGAATGTGTTCCAAAATTGCTTTTGGACCAGCTACATCATACCAAACCGTTCCGTTATAAGCCTTTATGGTTTGTTCGTTTAAATTAAAATAAATCTGACCAACTAAGGGGTTAGCTGGTGGCTCTTCTAGAGTTACCAGTTGTATTGGGGTCAGAAATTTTTTTGCCATTAGCCTATAATTACTACCTTAAATGATTGGGCTGGCGGCGGTGCAGCAAAAGATACGGTTACGACATTTTCGGATGTTCTTACTACATCTGCCTCTACTGTATCGTAAGTTGCTGAATCATAAATCTGTACACTTACTTCTCTTGTTCCTATATTGTGTGTAATAGGCCAATTTAAAGCAACTCCGTCTCCAATTAAAGAAACAAATTTCCTTGTAAGAGCATGTTGTGGACCTGACTCAAGTCCGATCTCCCATTGGTTTAAAGTTTCATTCCATGTTAGGTAAGCATCAGCTTCAGCACCACGGTGAACTACTAAACCAGCATCAACTGTTGGTGTTTGACCAACAGGCATGTCGCTGTTAAGGTTAATCTTGTTGTCAGAGATATTTACTTGAGTTGTATTTATTGCGTTAATTGAACCTTGAACATTGAGACTTCCGTTAACCTGTAAGTTTCCTCCAAAGGTTGCGTCCCCAGTAGCCGCAAATGTTCCGCCTACTGAAGCGTCTCCAGTTACTGTTAAATCATCTCCAACAGAAAGATCTGCACCTAAGATTACATTTCCAGTTACTCCTAATGTAGAGTCAAACTGAGCAGCTCCAGATACATCTAGTGTTGAATTTAAATCGGTTGTTCCACCTACAACAAGGTTTGCTGATATGTCTGCGCTTCCGTTAATATCAACTGCGTTGTTTACTGTAAGTTGCCCACCTACTGTTGTCGCTCCATCTACATTTAATGTAGCGTCAAAGTCTACAGCACCAGTTGCTTTTAGTGTGTTGTTTACTGTTGTAGCACCATTTAAAGTAGAGGTGCCAGTTACTGTTGTGTTTCCACCAACAGAAAGATCTGAAGTTGCTCCAGATAGTGTTACGTCTCCATTAATTGTAGTATTTGCATTAATTCCCACTGCTCCGTTTAGAGTAGTTGCTCCAGTTACGGTTAATGTTGAACCAAGTGTCGCTGCACCATCTACGTTTAAAGAGCTATTTAATTCTGTGGCTCCATCTACCGTTAAGGTGTTGTCTAATTTTGTTGTGCCAGTTACATCAAAGTTTCCGCCAACATTTGAATCTCCTGTTGTATCTAAGGTCGCAGCATCAATATTTGTTACTGTTAATTGAGTTGGTATAGATAAAGTAGAGTCACCGTTTGCCGCTTTGGTTACTGTAATTTGATTTGCTGTACCTAAAATATCGGCTACATCATGAGTGTGATCTGCTCGTGCAACATAGATGGAAGAGCCGTGATTAACAGACTGTCCAAATCTAATTCTGGTAGTATAATTACCATCTCCAAAATCGCCTGAAGCTCTTAACCATTCTGAGCCATTCCAGAAATACAGGAAGTTGTCAGAATTATCATAGTAAATCTGACCAGTTACTGGACTAGATGGCGGTGTACTTAAATTTTGAATTCGAGCATTTAACAACTCATTTTTATTGAGGTTAATATTTGTTACGAATAATTTTGCCATTTACTTCTCCTTAAGACAGATATGCTGTCCCTGAAAATGGTTGAGCCATTGTCAGTGTTAATTGATTAATACTATTATAGTCTATTCCTGTTTCTAATATATCTCCAGAACTAGCTTTTATCGTTACGTTAGGGTTGTATCCTAAATTATGAACTATAGAAACTGAGTATACGCCGTTAACTGGACCAGTAACTTGACCTATAGCAAAATTGTAGGTAAGGGTCATTGCGTTTAACAGATAATTTGTGGCATTTGCCCATGTTAGGTCTGATAGCTTAGGGCCATAAAACCTAGAAGTATTTTTATCATAGTAAAAATCTCCCTCTAGGCCAAGGTTGTCTGCTGGTGCACCTTCTCCGTTGAGAATGGTTTTTCCTCTTGGTCCTTGTGGGCCAGGAGAAGAAATTTTAACAGCATTTATATTTTCTTTTACAACAACAAGGTTTGTTTCTTCGTTTACGATTACTTTTTCGGCCATTAAATAGTTACACTCCTGCTCAGCGTCATATATCCTTCTAGCAGCTTAATCTTATTAGCGTTAGAATCAGTAAGCATAATGTCATACTCTGATTTTGGATAAAATAGTTTATTTGTTTGAGTAGGAGTTATTTTAATAGTTAGCTTACCAAGTAGTGGATCTATTGTAATTCCACCGCCTGGTGAGGTTAAAGAAAATGCCAACTTTTGTCCGCCTTTAGAATCACGGACCTGCATTTTAGCACTTGCCCCAGTTAAGTTTATGGGTAAGTTATTATTGTCTTTATATTCAACAATAAATGTAAAAGTAGCATTTTGATCTACTTCGAAATTTTTTTGCCCTGCCATTTGCTAGTACTCCTAAATAGGAAAACTCCTATGCTTATTTTAGCACAGGAGTCATCCTAATCGTCTTTAATTACTTCTTAGTCTTGAAACCAAATTCTTGATTACTTGGGCTAAGAGCCTTCAAAATTACTGGAGCAACGGCTGCGATGCCACCCATCAACAAATCTTTTGGATTTGTGTTTCCAGTCATGTACAAAGCAATTGCGGCTGAAAGAAATGCTCTTGCATATGTTCCTAGCGCTGCTAAAATTTCCTCTGTCATTGTAACCTTTCCGTCCTTATTTAGATCTCTATTCATTTGATCATCTCCAATTTTGGGCCCTGTGCCCAGAATTTTGAGGGTATTTCCCCCAATATCATTATTTTACCACTAAGCAGAAATATCTACAAGTTCGCAATTTCCATCTGAAGAGCATGCAAGTGTAGCATTTGTAGAAGTTCCGTCTTCTGTCTCATAAAATGATAAATCTTCCCAACGAATACTTGAAGGCATTTTTGCCAACAAATCTAAGTATTCTTCTTCTGTAACCTCTTGATATGGGGCTTGCTTATAAGAATGATCTGAGTGTGGCAAGAATGAGATTCCAGAGACTTCATCAAAATGCTTGTAAACCCATGCACCTACCTCCATCCACTCTTCTTCTTTTACAGAAACTGTAATAGATGGCTTATGCTCACACCATGCACGTTGGTAAACCAACCAAGTATTCAAGTGGTCTAGTGCAGTTAAATCGTTTCTAACAATAGCACCTTCTGGAGCCTTTACTGGAAATGAAAATACGTATGTATCATTTGGCTTCATAACATCGTCTTCTACTGGAATTCCAACTTCTTTTAAAAATACAGAAATTGGATCTCCCTTTGAGCCACGAACTGTTCTAATATAGTATGGGGAATGCCATGGATGCATTCCTGAAGATACCCCGACCAATTGGGAAACTGTTCCAGAAGGCTTTACACATGTAATAGCTGCAGACTCAGGAATCCCAATTTTCCCAGCCTCTTCTTTATTAATTTCACGAGCATACTCACGAAGTCGAGATAATGCATCTTCCAATTTATCAAGACCCTGTTTTCCAGAAAAAAACTTATGTCCGAATTGTCCTGTTAGTGAAACTCCAAGCAGTCTTTCTTCTTCAGTATTATCCTTCCAAATTTTACGAAGGTATTTAAAATCTGTTAGTGTTGATTGCCATGTACCAAGAATTGTTGCAAGGCGTACTTTATTTGCGACATCTTCATTTGTATCTTTTTCACGTAGTACGACTTCTGAAAGATTACAAAACTGGTAAGGACGTAGGATAATCTCTGAGCATGGGTTAGTTCCATAGTGAATATCTGGATCTCTTCTTCCATACTTGGCTGCTTGGGCTTGAGCTGCGGCCACATTGTATATACCTCGTTCTCCTGACTTTGAATCATAAAGATTCTTCCATTCTGCTATAAACTGCTCCATCTCTGGTTTGCGTGAATATGCAACAGAGTTATTTGAAAGTGCACGTTGAGTATTGTTCTCCCACCAATTACCTGATTTGGCTGCAGCCATTTCAATATCATTAATATTAGAAAGAGAAATCATTGCTGAGCGTCTTACTCCGCCAACTACTACAACTTCTCCAATCTTACACATAATGTCATGTGCTTCAATTGGCTTAAGTTGACGGCCTGCCGCATTCTTAAATTTTGCAATAGTAAAATCAAATAGGTTTATAAGTGGCTGTGGACCAGATGATCTTCCTCCCATAGTCTTAAGGCGAGCACCTGCTGGTCTAACTTTAGAAACATCAATTGCTGGAACTTGTCCTGTCCACAAAAGAGCTAGCAGCTCACGATATGCTTTGGCCCAACCTTGTTTTGAATCTTCTACAACAATTACTGTTGTTGTTTTTTCAAACGTCTCTGGGACGGAAGGAAGTTTGTTAACATACTTGTATTCTACAGAAAACCCAACACCTGTTCCACACATAAGGATATACATAGTTTCATCAAATGAGCGTGGTGAATCTACTGGAACAAACGAGCAGTTATATCCTGCAACATTGTCTCTATCTAATGCGGCACCTGCAGTCATTACAGATCTCATAGAAGGCATTACGTTACGATTAAATACAGCATCTTTTAATTCTGTGACTAGGCTTTCTGATGGAACATAGTTATTGTTTACCTTTAGATGATCTAACATAAAGTTAAAATATCTATCTACTGTTTCTCCCCATGTTTCACGACGATTCTCTTCTGGAATCCATCTTGCATATCTAGATAAAGCAATAAAATTTTCGTATGGGTTAGCAATAGTTCTTGACATTTTTAAATAACACCTTTTCTCCGCCTTGCGGTTGTATGATTTTTAGTTGAAGCTCAATTCTACCAAACTTTAATTCAAAGGGGAAGGGTTTATTTAAATTTTTTAAAAATTGGATCAAAACTGTTCTTAGTCAACTGAATCCAATCATATTCATTATGTATTTCATTGGCTTGTTTATAATAATAACCAGAATATGCTTTAAAGTTTTGAGAAACATCTCTCATAAGCTCAAGTAAATGTTGATAGTTTGGTTCATACACTTTACCAGGAAGATTTAAAAACTTTGAATCTTGTAAAGTTGATTTTAAAACAAGAGGTCCAAGGAAGTTAAAGTAATGTGCCCAACCACCTGTACAAATTGTTGGCATGCCAGTAGCCAAAGCTTGGAGCGGTATAAATCCAAAACCTTCTCCATAGCTAGGATAAATTAAAACATCATGGTCATGATATAACTTAACTAGCTCTTCTTCAGACATGTCTTCAGTAATAAGATTTATATTATTATACATTTTGTCTGGAACACCAATTATTTCTTTATCTATAAAATTATTATAAACTCTTGTTGTGTTTTCTCTGTATGCTTTTATGGTTAAGCTATACTTTGGATTGTTGCCAAATAGGGATACAAAAGCTTCTACAGCCATTTGACCCGCTTTTCTAGGGGCTGGTTCACCAACATGCAAAAATTTAATAACATCAGATTCTTGTCTTTTTTTAGGTTTCCATACTGGGCTAATTCCGTGAGGATAAACTTTTACATTTTTCATTCCATTATCTTCAAAAACATTTGCACACCAATCTGATGTAGCCCAGACTTCATCACAATAATTTACCATTGGAAACCATGTTTTTGGAACTACTGTAGATTCCCAAGGTGTATAACTAATTTGATATTGATTTTTATGAAGTTTATGTTGAAATGGCTGTGCAAAATTTAATTGTACTGGGGCACGGTAATCTTGAAATGGTGTTTGATGCCCTAATTTTTGCAAAGATTGTATAATATTCCAGCTAGCATAGCCATAACCAGTATTTTGAGTTAAGTTAATTTTAGGCGTAGAGAATGATATTTGCATATATTTTTTTTAGTTAACTGGGTTGACAGGCTTATCCAATCAATGCTACTATTATAGTTCGTTATCTCTAAAGGAGGAAATGCCAATGGAGAAAATAAAACAACAGGTAAGTGATTTGGCTCATAACCTGGTAACAATAGTAATGATAACATTATTTTTGTTTCCAGTCCAGCCTGCAAATGCCTTAGAAGTAAAACCTTTAGTGAAAACTGAAGCCCAATTAAAGCAAGAAGTCTTAGATAGTTTTAGTAAAGAGATTTACAAGCCATCTGAGATGCTTACAGATCAAGAGTTGCTAACGCTACTTAAGACTGTAGGATTCGAAGGGGCAGGCCTTAAGAAAGCCTGGTCAATAGCAAAGCGTGAATCTAATGGAAGACCGCTTGCATATAACGGGAATAAGAAAACTGGAGACAATTCCTACGGAATATTCCAGATAAATATGATCGGAGACTTAGGTCCTGAAAGACTTGAGAAATTCGACCTAAAGAGTAACAAAGAGTTATTCGACCCAGTAACAAACGCAGAGATAACGTACTACATGACCAATGGCGGTATTGATTGGTCAGCTTGGAAGGGTATGACCCCAAAAGCACAGGAATGGCTATTGCAATTCCCGACTGATAACAAGAAGTAGGTCAGATGCAGATACAATACGTATCTAAATATATAGCCTTATCAAGAGAAGGCCTTGTTCCAAGACTCGATTGTCCTCTGGATCAGGGCCTTCTTATGTCTAATGAAGACTTAAATGGTAATATATACTTATACTGCTTATCATGTTCTTATAAAAAAAATATAGGCTTAGATTTTTATGATAAGCTCTGCAAACAGATAAAGGGGTTGTAGTGGCTGCTGGTCCAATTAAAGGAATAACAATAACTCATCCAGAAGTAAGAGAAGCCTTTTTCGAAGAAATAAGATCTTTAGAGCAAGTTGAGGATGTTAAGCCTTACGGAGAATTTGGGTTTTATGTAAAAGTAAAAAATCCTGTAATAAATTATAGACATCAGTTTAATGGAATAATGATTCCTATGATTGGTGAATTTAATAATAAGCAAGAAGAACATTACGATGGAGCTATACTTACAATACCAATTACAAAAAAATATTTTCACGACATGCTTGAAATTATGCCAATAATTCTTACGCTAAAAGAAAATAATGAAAAATTTAAAGTTGTTTTTAATGCCAGAGAAAGCATGATTACTGAAGATAAAATATATAAAACGTTTTTAATGACTGCTCAACAGGCAAAAGACATAAACACTGAACCTTTGAGATATTGGCTTGATTTTTTAAATTTTTATGAAATTGATTATGAGTGTACAGACTCTAAATTTAATAAAGTAATATCTGCAGACTCAGCTTATGTATTTTATTATACCGACATGGGATTTGAGCCTGCTAACGACAGTGAGACATATACAACTAACTACATTCATTGGTCAAACAATACTGGGCTATCTGGAGTAAAAAGAGTCTTTCCTACAAGACACGAAAGCTTAGCTTTTAAGCTATCTTATCAAATCATTACATTTGGACAACCTACTTTACTTCTGTACTCAGATTCTTTTGAGATTTTAAAAAGAAATTTTGCCAAAAGCGGTCTTATAAGTAGAACCATTCCTGGAAAAAAAATATTCATAGCTAGAAACACTAAACTCTATAGCGATAGAGCAATTTCAAATACAGATAAATTAAATGACTATATGGAATCTAAAGGATTTGAAATTTTTTATAATGAAGACATTAATATGATGGATCAGATTAAATCTGTTACTGAAGCTGAGTGTATTGTTGGAATAGTTGGAAGTAACTTTTTAAATGCTATGTATGCAGATAAAGGAACACAACAAATTATATTTTATCCAGACAAAAGTCAGGACTGGTTAATATACTCAAACCAGTCTGCTAGATGGGACCATGAGGTTAAAAATATTTATACAGATAATAACCCTGAAAGCATGATAGAGTATTTAGAAACAACTGAAAGCCCTATAATTAAGAAATGGTTTCAAGATGTGTGAGCCTGAAAAAATAGAATATGAAGGATCTGCAATGTATGTTACAGATGCAATGGGTAGAGAGGTATTTTGGTTAGATGCAGGAAGACCAGAATCAACAGACGAATAGCATAGAAGATAATTTGCCACTAGTAAATTATATTATGCTGCACAGAATATATGACATGCTTACCCTTATTGCAAAAGAGGTTGCTGGTAGCCAAGACGTAGAAAAAATGGTAGAATATCATGAGAAGGGTTACTTATTGGGACCAGTCCCTTCTTACGTCCCTAACAATGAAGAGGAAAATAAATGACAAAAGAACAAGTAGTCTTGCTTATGGTCGAAAAGATTAATAACGATAATCGTTTGGCGGCTGTGAATCAAGAAGGTACTAAACTCGCTGATTTAGAGAAATATATCGAAGAAATGAGACCACAGCTAGAATATATGTGCGGTGGACTTTATGATATATTGGCCTCTAAGGGCGTCATCAATTTTGATGCCTAAACTATTGACATTGTAAAATTATTATTTTACAATTAAGAAGTGCTGGTAGAGCAGAAATGTTCCCAGTATAATGTATAGTAATATACTACATAAACCCAATCGGATCCGCCTCTGGTTGGGTTTTGTGTTTTATTAAGCATATAGTGCGAAAAAAGTGCGGCGAAAAAAGAAAGGTTTGGGTGTATAATTAATACATGAGTCCACATCATTTTTCAAAGCAGATGAATAACCCATACTTCAGAACTAAACATTATCTTGAAGAGTCTACAGAGATGCGTATTCAGGATAAAGTTGAAAAAATAATTATGAGAATACTTGATCCATTTGGGCTAATTCAGAAAGTGAAAGTGCGGCGGGAGAAGAAGAACCTAATTTAATCCCATAGGTTTAATTGCTTATCATCAGCAGGCTCAGATAGTAACCTATCATCATATACTGCCTTATATTTAATATTTCCAGTCAATTCGAATAACATTTCCATCAATTTATTACAATCATCATGTTTCCACCAAGTAGAGCACTTTGAATATTCTACATTTGGACATTCTAGCAACTTTTCTAGAATATAGTCTATAAATACTCCAAGGGCCTTTTTAGCCAAGATCTCATCTCCAAGGTAGAAGTTCTTGTTTTCGAGTCTTGAGCTCTCATAGGCCAATCTGAGACGATTTTCCATATATCCCCCCGTTTTATTATTCATATATATCTTAGTCAACTAGAATATATTACTTATTTATCTTTTTAATTTTTCTTAAATGAGTTCTTATTCTATGACAATTAGAACAAACAATCTCACATTTAGATATTTCTTCATCTATTCTTTTCTTAGATAAAGTAGAAACTAGTTCCATTACATTTGCTTGCTTCTGTCCACGCACATGATCAAAATCCATTACGTAGTATGGATATGATTCTTTGCAATCCATACAGGGAGTTTTACTTTTTAATTCTTGAATATATCTAGTCAGAAATGCCTTTTGTTTAGCTACAGAAGACTTTTCTGATTTCATGGCTACATTCTATCATTAGTACTATATATAATAAACCTAGTCGACTGAGATATTTATAGCATGATCTGAACAATAATATATAATTTTGCCTTCTGAAGTTAATTTAGAAGTATATGATAGCTTATCGCAATAAGTACAAAATTTCATAGTTGATTTAACATCGCATCTGTTACTTTATGATCTTTGTAATCTGGATTATCCCAACTTAAATCAATTAATCCATGCATAATACGCCAATCATCACATATTTTCTTAGTTGCAGTAAGTCCTAATCTATCTGCTCCTGCATCTATCATTGCAAGTGCTGATTCTAATGTTCTAATTCCACCCGCTGCTTTTACTCCAACAGCTGAGCTAACAGAATTTTTCATAATCTCAATATCTTTTAGTGTTGCTCCTCTAGGACCATATCCACTAGATGTCTTTACAAAATCTCCACCTGCTTGCTCTACAAGTTTGCAAGCATCAGCAATCTCATCATCTGTTAGATGTCCAACTTCAATAATTACCTTTAGCACAGAACCTGAACCATTATGAGATCTAGAATCTCCACTTGGCAAAGTAACACCTGGAGCTGTATTAATAACATTATTTAAAGCATTTTTTACAGCTATAATTTCATCTTCTACATACTTAAACTTTTTAGATCTAAATGCACCTATATTCATAACCATATCAGCTTCCTTACACATAAATGTATGCAAATACTGAGCTTCGATTATCTTACTTCTCATTGAGTTTCCGCCATGAGGAAATCCGATAGTGCTTATGATATTACCACCTGGAACAGTTTTTGTTATAGGCAAGTGATGTGGTTTTACAATAGCATACTTAGTTCTGTACCAAGCAGATACCTTAACTTCTTCTATTGCTTCATCATCTGTGTATGAAGGGTTTAATACTGAGTGATCAATTTTACTTGAAAATTGCAAAAATTCTAATTCAGATGCCATATATACCAAATCCAACCAGCTATCCAGATCCAAGAAACTACTAGGAGTCCTTTATTCAATTTCTTTAACTTTTTATCCATATTATCCTTATATATTACATATATTAAATATTTGTTATTTGTTGATTTGCTGACCCCCCGACCCCCCTATGGAATTATAACATTATCAAAATTCCACTGTCAACAGTTCAAAGCTATCTTGATCTATTATAGCATTTTAGTTGACTACGTTTTCATATTTTATAAAATGTTAATATATATTTTTGATGTATGATGCTGAACCTAAAACGTGTCCGATTTGTCCGATAGTGCGCCCATAAGCCTATTGGCTTGAGCGTGAGTGTGAGCCTTATCACAAAAATAGTTTGCGAATACTAGCGAGTAACCCCCTATTTTGTCAGTCCCCCCTGCTATGATTATTATATAAAGAAAATTAAATAAAGAAAAATCCTAGTGAGCCTAATGAGCCTTAGCAAATAATCCGAAAGGTGAGCCTAAGCAAATAAGTAGCAAATAATCTAGGTCAGCAAAAAGATTAGAAAGTCTAATCGAATAAAAGAAAGGAGTTCTAAATGAACTCACTAAATGTAAATGTAGTAGTAGAACCTACTCACCCTATGTCCTCTAGTAACACTAAGGATAAGAATATCTTTCGCCTTGCTAATGGTAACTACATTAGCCGTATGGCTTATGTATATATGGTAGCCGATAAGGGTCTTATCTCTCACCGCTATCTATCACCTAATGAGAGCCAATGGGTTCTCTCTAATAGAAAGGGTAACTAATATGACTAATCGTATTTGGGAAAGTCGTAACGACTACCATACACCTAGCCACTATGTGGCGTGTTCTAATGGTTGCGGTAGGGTAACCGCTTGGACACTATGCGTAATGTGTGGCGGTAACTACGCTACACATAACACCCTAGGTGTGAGATAACTCACACCGACACACCTAGCCCTATGCTAGGTAATGTCAGCCACATAGGCTACAATATCAACTATAACAACTAACGAAAAGGATAGAAAATAAAATGACAATAACATACTCACTATGGGACGGGGCACAATTCCTCGGTTTCTTCACCGCTACTAGCGCAGATGAAATGAATAAAACACTAACAGAACTACAAAAGATTTCTAAAAATGTAGTAGCACATATGCGAAAGGTAGAACAAAACTAATGATGACTAAATGGGATACTATCCAACTAGATGTAGCGGACGCATACCGCCACCTAGATGAAGAACTAGAAACAGAAAACAAAGAAACCGAAGAAGAATATTTCGGACACGATATAATTTCGCTTGATGAACTAGGCGATAAAGAACTAGAAGAATTGGAGATAATCTAATGACCATAAGCGGATTTGAGTTAGTTATATCTAACGAATACGGATTAGAGTTTGATAGTTTCCTAGGGGCTATCTATCTACCTTGGCACACTATTATTATTACCACACTAGCGGTAATAGCGTATAAGATTTATAAGAGGTTCTACCGATGAATAGATTACTAACTACATTAGTCCAATTATCCTTACTAGTCCCCGCCGTTATCGGTGTGCGGGCTATGTGGGAGTGGCTAAAAGAAGATGTGAGAGAACTCACACGCTAAACACGGCGTGTCGATTTGACTTTGTCAGATCGGCCCCCTTCTTTTGGGGGCGTTATCCACAGCTTTATACACAGGTGTGGAAATCCCTGGAATTCTGAGCGTAAGTTATCCACATGACCTAAATCACAAAAATAGTTTTGCGACACGCCCGAAAAAGGGGTCAAAATGTCAGTGGTCTATGATAGGATACTAGTATCAAGATTAAATAAAGGTTATTTAATAAAAAAAGAAAGGTGGTCTAAAATGACTACACTAAATGAAACTCTATTCTCTACAATCGTTCACGATTACCATAACGGCGGAGTAAAATCCTCTTATGGTTTAGATGCTTACACTCGTAAAGAGTTGTTAAAGTTTTTATTCTCTAGTAAAAATTGTAATTGTATTAACTGTTTAGATAAGGAGTCTAACTAATGAATTTAGATGAATTTAAAAAGCACGTTGAAGAACAACGTGCACAATCTTTGCAAAATGCGCTTGTCGCTTTAACTAAAGCAAACTCTGCTTTAGAAAAAACGTTTAACGTTGAAGAAAAATAAAATCTTTTTCAATTAACGGCGTGTCGGCTTGACAAGATCAAGCTGGCCCGCATATCTGCCGCACTCGGGCGTGTCGTTACGACATTGTTATAAAATCCCGTGAATTCTACGGCGTGTCGATTTGACAGACAAATCGGACATTTTGGTGTGATGCTTATCACACGACTTGAGCGTCTCAGTATTTGGAATTACTGGCAAGTAATGTGAAAATGTCAGTGGGTTCGTGTATAATTCCATTATAACCAACTAACGAAAGAAGGTCTGCCAATGGCTACCAAACTATACACAATCGAAAGCCTACTTGTAGGAAAAAACTATCGCTCAAACTCTCGCCACTTTTCAGGCGAAATTGTTTCTGCTGAACCTCGCCCAGCAATTTGGTATGGCGAAAATACTGAAGCCTATCTAATCGAAGTTCGTGCTGGTGGCTTGCGAAATAAATTCGCAACAATCGCAGTAAAGGTCGGTGAATAATAATGGGATACATTGAGATTTTCCGTATGGATAACGAGGGTGCTGGTTGGGTAGATTTATCCGAAGCCACTCCCGATGAAATGTTC